CCCGCCGCGCTGATGCTCAGGCTGTGGCTGTGGCTGCCGTCTGTGCTGGTGTAGAAGGTGTAGTGGCTGTCGGACGCGCCCTTGCCCTCTGCCGTCTGGCTGCCGCTGCTGTTGCCGGACTGGTTTCCGGAAAAGCTGTGGCTATGTTCACCGCCGGACTCGATGCTGCCGCCGTGGGTGTGGCTGGGCATCTGGCTGGCGGTCAGTATCACGGAAGCTTCGCCACCCGTGGCTCCCACTGCGTACAGGCCTTCGCTGCTGGCCAGCAGGAATTTTCCCGCGATCCGCTCCCAGTACGTCCCCGGAAACAGCGTCTCCGGGTTCGCGTTCTCCGTCACGGACATGTAGATACTGCCCACCGGATAGATGGCGTCAATGGTCAGCACACTGGGCAGCAGCGGCGTCACCACGCTCTTGATGATGTCCGCCAGCGCCTTGTCGCCCACTTTCAGCGCCCCGGCGATGCTCACATCCCCGGCAAACTCCGCGTCCCACTCGCAGTGCAGGCAGTCCGTCTGCGCGTAGCTGCCGAAGGACGCGCCCTTGCCGCCACCTTTCAGGTGGAATGTCACCGACTTGGTGGGCACCGCCCTGGTATACGTGACGCTGTTGCCCACCTTGTCCGTGGCCGTCAGGCGCACCGTGTAGCTCTGCATGGTGGAGATGTCGGCGCTCCCCGTCACCATGCCCGTCACGCCGCTTTGCAGCGCCACCTCCGCACCGTAGTCCGCCGCGTTCAACGCCTTATAGGCCGCCGTCAGCGTCACGGTGTTCTCCCCGTTCAGCCCGGTGCAGCCCGCCGTGGCCCTGGCCGCGATATGTACGCCGTCATCCGCCACCAGCAGCGCGTCGTCGCAGCGGTAGACGCTGGCCTCCGTGATGGTAGGCGGCGCATAGGCCAGCGCCTCCACCTCCACCGTCTCCGTGGTGGTGTTGCCCCGGCTGTCCGTCACCATGCACCGCACCGTGGCCGCCGTGCCGGTCAGCGCCTTTGTGGTAGCGGTGTTGTCCACCGCCGCCACTGTCTCCCCCTCGTACTGCACCGAGAAGCCCACAATGGTGGCATTGAAGTTCCCGCTGGCCTTGCTGGGGTCAAAGGTGATCTTCACCTTGGAATATCCCACCACCCAGGCATTGATGCCGGGAATCAGGCTGTTGTCCCGCTCTGCGCTGATCCACCCATCCGTCACCGTGGGGGCCGCCCCATCCGGAGGATACAGCGTCAGCCGCGCCATGGCCGTTCCCTTGTTTGTGCTGCCGTAGTAGGTGATGCAGGTGATGGTGCAGGCCGCGCCGCTGGTGGTCACCTTGTCGATCAGGCTGGTGGGCGGCGTCCACTCGCAGCTGGCCCCCACCCCAGTGGCGATGGTGCCGGTCTCCCCGCCCACCGTGTACGTCACCTTGTGGGTATAGCGGCTGTCGCCCCGGTTGGTATAGATGGTCACCTTCTCCCCCAGCTTTGCCCCGTTCTTGCTCAGTGTCGGGGTAGACGCTCCCGCCGTAGGCCCTGTGGTGCCGCCTCCGCCGCTGCTGCCGCTGGAATAGGAACCGATGCTGGTGGTATACGTCAGCGTCTTGCCGCCGCGGGGCGCGTTGGTGCCCAGGGTAATGGAAATGCTGACGCTGCTGGCGGTGGTACTGCTGGCCACATAGAAACTGGCGCTGTACGCGCCGCTGTTCCAGCGATCCGGCGAATTCTCCTTCAGCCGCTTCTTCGTCCCGTTTACCGTCACGTCGATATAATAGCCGAAGTAACTGCCGCCGCTGCATCCGCCCAGTGACACCGTCACATAACCGGAATATGACGTGCTGCCCGAACTTACGCGGTAGATGTTATCGGAGATGTTGACCGTAAGTGTCGGCCCGCTTCCCCAGCTGTAGCTGCTCATGAATTACCTCCTGTCCAACGGAACGAAAGCCCGTTGCCGTCGTCTATCACCCAGTTGGGAAACGTCACCGTCCCCGTGTGGATGCCTGTCACATACAGCGCATCGTTGGCGAAATACGCCACCTCGCCGCCGTTCACGTAGAAGGACAGCTTCTTCGTCGTCCAGATGCTCATATTCTGGCTCCGGTCGATCTCCTCGTACTCCTTGCCGCCTACCGTCTCCTTCACGCCGGTCACCTGAATGTCCTGGCCGATGGCGATACCGATAATGGGCGTCAGCCCCTCATAGCCCACCACGCCCTGGCGGATGTAGCCATTGGTGGCAGCAATGAAGTTGTTCACGATCTCGCTGCGTGTGCTGATCTCCTGCTCCAGTCCCGCCGCTGTGGCCGTGATGGTGTTCTCCATGTTCTCCTGGAAGGTGCCGAAGTCCGAAATGGCCACATATTCGCTCCGCAGCGTCTGCTCCACCTTCTCGATGGTCTGGCGCACTTCGTTGGCGTTCTTGATGATGAGGGATTTCAAATCCGCCTGGGTCTGCTGCATCTCCTCCCGGGTGGCCCCGCCCAGGGCCGCCGCCGTCTCCTGGGAAAAATTCTCCGCCGTCAGGTTGTTCAGGCTGCTGTTCAGCGTGTCCACCAGCCGGTAGAGATACCGCCGCACGTCCTGTAGCTGCTGGGCCTTGTCCCCCTGCAGCATGGGTGGAGAGGGAATCACTACCATCCGACATCACTCCCCAGCTCCAGAATCTTGGCAATGGAGAACACCCGCACAACACCCTTGCCCTCCAACCGCAGCTTCATGTGGTCGCACCGCCGGGGGATCACCGGCACCGTAAACGTCCCCGTCCCTCTCCGGCGCACCGTCCCGGCATGCTCCCACCTGCCATCTGAATCATACTGGCAGTAGAGCCGCAGCTCTCCGCCGTTCTCGACCTGCAGCCGGATGTTGTACCGGCTCAGATACTTCTTGTCCGGGTACTCATACCCGATCACGCCGCTCTCCGCCATCCACTCCAGATCCGTCTCCGGCGTTCCCTGAGTCCCCAGCACACACATGAGCTTCTTCGTGTCCGCGTCGATGTAGTAGAGGTCGTCGTTCATGGCGGCAAAGCACATGGCGTGGGTGTTGTCCTCCCGGTGCCACATGCCCTTCCCCGCGTCGTAGCAGAACAGGTGCCATGCCCCGCCGCTGTCCTTCATGGACAGGTAGTACTTCCCGTTGAAGCTGCCGCCCACGGCCCCGGAATACCGCTCCTCGCCCAGTGCCGCTCCCATCGAGGTGGGGAAGCTCCCGTCATAGGCGCACACGTCCGTCCGGGACTTGTAGAACAGCACCTCGTTCACCACGCACAGGCTGCGGAAGCTGCCTCTCTGCACACCCCGGCCCACCGTCTCCGTCACCTGGTGGGCGCCCACGGCGCTGATGGCCACCCGGTGGATCACATTCTCCTTGAAGAACGTAGGATAGCCCAGGTAGTTGGCGCACCCCGTCCACGCCCCATCTGAACCCACAGAAGCGGCCCAGGCGTCCGTGGAGATACCGGCGTATACCCGCCAGTTGCGGAAGTCGCCCAGCTTGCAGCAGTACAGCTCGTTCACGGCCTTGCCGTCCACCATGCCGTACTTGCAGCCCCAGATACGGTTCTGGGCCTCGCACACATAGTCCATGTCCGGCACCGCCCGCTTTACCGTCACGGTGCCCTCCGTCTGCTCATAGGTCAGGTCGATCAGGCCCACCACCACGATATAGTCCTCATCCTTGGCATAGATGATCTTCGTGCCGTTCAGCTCCTCAAATTGGGCCTGCACCACGTCGCTGTCGCCGCCATAGGCCGCGCCGCTGATCTCCACGCCGTCCCCCTCCTGGAAGGGCTTGCCGATGCCCACCGCCTGGATCTTGGTGTACACCGTCGCCACGCCGATCCACATCTCGCTGCTCTCGCTCCACATCATCAGGCTGTGGGGCGTCTGCGTGGTGTCGATCCAGTATTCGCCGCCCTTGGGCTCCTCCGGCTTGGTGGCGGACACCTTGCTCAGGGGGCTGCCGTCCGCGCCGCACAGAAGATACGTCACCGTGCCGCTGCTCTCGTAGCTCGCTTCCAGACTGCCGAAGTCCGTCAGGTCTTTTGTGTTCAGATACTTCTTATCCGGCCAGATCAGCAGGTACGCGCCCATGCTCACCAGCTGCTTTTCGCCCTCCGTCAGCGTCAGGCCCACAATCTCTGCCCCGTTGTAGTAGAGCTTCCCGCCGTCCGCCCACGCCATAGCGTCCTTGGCCAAAATCCCCTGGGGCGTCTCCATCTGCCGTACCACGCCGCGCCTTGCGCGGCTCTGCAGCAGCGGATAGCCGTCCGAGGACATATTCTTCATGTCATAAAAGGCATTGGCCGCAATGCTCCTGTTGTGGTCATAGCCTGCAAAGGTCGAGATCATCTCCCGGCTCTGCCCCTGTTCTGTCAGTGTGGGAAACTGCATTGCCGCCCCTCCTTACCAGTATTTCACGCTTGCGCCCACGCTCTCGTGGGTGCGGTTGTACCAGTTGCGATACTCCCCATACGCCGTCATAAACAGCGTGATAGAGTTGTTGTACTTGCCCAACTCCCCGTTCAGCCGATCCACCTGGGCCGCCAGATACAGGGGGTACATCCTGTCATAGGGTGTCGGCGCCGTCAGCTGGGCTTCCACGTCGTCCCCCAGCACAGGGATTTCCGCCGTCTCGCCGCCCCGGTAACACCGCACGATCTCCCTTGTCACCATAGCCTCCAGCTCGTTCAGCCAGCCGATCTTATCCTCCTGGGTGAACACATTGGGCTTCTCTCTGTCCAGCGCCTCCAGCGCCTGCATGATGGTCATGCCCCATCCCTCCTTTTGAAGAAAGGGGGCACACCGGCCCCCTTGTTTTCTCACATATCGCCGCCCTGCATGCTCCGGCGGATGGCCTCCTGCTGATAGCGGTACGCCTCCCGCTTCTGCTTTTCGCTCAGGCGCAGCACCTCTGCCACGCACTCCGGCACTTCCACTTCCTCACCTCTGCGGATCAGGAAGCTTCTGCCGTTCACGGCCACATACTGCTCCGTGTCGCCGTTTTCCAGCAGCGGCAGCAGCACCTTCACCATCTTCTCCTTCTTGGGCTTTTCCGCCTTCTTGGGAGGCTCCGGCGCGGTCTGAGGGGTGTCCTGTGCGGTCTGTGCAGTCTGGGCGGTGTTCAGGTTTTCATTATCCATGTTGTTCTCCTTTCTTCTGCGGCGGGGGAGCGTATCCCCCGCCGCGCAGTATGTCAGTTGGCGTCCACGGTGCCGCTCCACTCATCGGAAACGGATTCGATACGCACCATATTCTGCTCCAGCAGGATCTTGGCGGTAAGGATGCCCTTCCAGCCCACGGTGGAGCGCTGGTTCAGGGGATCTTCACCGGCGCCGAGAGGCTTGACGATGGTCTGGAGGCCGCCGCCCGTCACCTCGGTCACACCGTAGGCATTCTTGCCCAGCACCAGCGTGGAGAACACGCCGTAGTAGGTGGCGGGATCACTGCCGCTGCCCGCGGACTTCTGGGGACAGTCGCTGTCCTTCCATACCTTGGCCTCGGTGGATTCCACGAAGCGCACACCGGCCACCTTGCCGATCTCGCCGGTAAACAGGTTCTCCGGCTGGGCATACTTGTGGGCGTCGATCCACTCAGGGTCACGCTGCAGGTCGTAGGCCACATAGGGGTGGATGATCGCCACATAGTCGCCGTTGAAGGTCGGCACGTTGTTCTTCTTCAGGGTGGCAACGGCCTTCTGGATCATCTTCACGGTCAGCTGGCTGGTGGTGTTCATGTTCTTGCGCAGGGTCACGGCGGTCTCGGTGCCGCTGGCCACGGTGGGGCAGAACAGCACGTTGTTGCCGGCAGACAGCTGATTGCGCACCACGGTATCCATGGTCACGCCCGCCTGTGCGCCCAGCAGCTGGGTGGCCTCCACGATCACATTGTCAATGGCGATCAGATCCAGCACGTCGGACACACGCACGAAGTAGCCGTACTGCGCCACGGTGGCGGTCAGGCTGGTCACGTCCAGCGCACCGCCGTTGGGGGTCACACCTTCCGTCAGGGCGGTCAGCGCCTTGGGCAGCTGGTTAAACTTGCGGAACTCAATGGTCTTACCGCTGCCCTTGGGGATGTCGCGCTTCTGGCCGAACTGGCTATGCACCAGATTGGGGCCTGCCTCACGCAGCAGCACCTTGTCATAGAAGGTTTTCATTTCCGCCGACAGGTTGTTGCCGGTGGAGTTGGAGCCGGTGGTGTTGGTCACATCAGCAAACAGCTGCATGTCCAGCGCCATCATAAAAAAGTCTTTAACGGTTTTCATAAATCTCCCTTCCGGAGAGGTCAGAAGCAGATCTTCTCGCCCCTCCTTGCACGTTGGATGAGATCATCCATATCCTTGTCGGAGAGCTTCGACACGTCGCTCTTCATGGTCACACCGGCGCCCGCACCGTTTTCCGTGGGGCGCTGGCCCTGTGCCTGGATCTTGGCCGCCAGCTTCCGCTCCGTCTCCTGAGCGGTGTACTGCATGGCCTGCGGGATCAGCTGGTCGTGGTACAGACCCCAATAGGCGCCCTCCACGCTGGCCCCGTTCATCAACGCATTGAAGAACTGCGGGTTCCCCAGCTCCTTCTCCAGATCCAGTCCCGGATACTTCTGCGCGATGGCCTGCGCCTCCTGCGACCATTTGGCGATGTTCTGCTCCATCCGCTGGCGGCTCTCCCGTTCGGCCAGCTGCTCCTTCAGCTGCTGGTTCTCCCGCTCCGTCTTGCGGATGGCTTTCACCTGATCCACGCTGATGCCCAGACGCTCCGCCTCCTCCTGATAGAAGGCGTTGTCCTCCTCGATGGCAGCAGACAGCGCCTTGATATCGGCAGCGTCCACGCCATAGCGCTGGGACAGCATCTGCATCACCGGCTGCATGGCGCGGAATTTCTCCGCGTCAGCACTGGGGCCTTTCAGCCGCCGCGTCACCGTGTCCTGTACCCGCTTGGCATACACGTCCTTGAACTCGCCCTTAATGAGCGCGTCAAATTCCTTGCCAAGATCTCTTGCAGGCTCTGCCTGCTGCTGCGCCCCGGCGTCGGGTGCATTCTGTTCAGCCTGCTGGCCAGTACCAGCCGCCGCGCCCGCGGTGCCCGCTGCTGTGCCGCCGTCCCCCTCTGCGAACAGCTGGAGATCGAGCCAACGGTACATATTTTTCATGGTATCCTCCTGCCCGTAGGTGGGCGAAACCGTAATCTGCCCGTCAGGTGGGCGAATCCATCATTAAGGCTCACGCCTGAATGTCACATACTCCGGATAATGGTGCGCCAGCAGCGCAAATCCCGTCTCCACCGTCCGCAGCGCCACAGCCGCCTCCCCCGCCGCGTCCTGCCGGGGACACAGCGTCACCGTGGCGTCGCCCCTGTCCACGTCTGTCCGTGGCTTTTTTCGGAGCTTGCCCTGCTCATAGAGGTCAAGGGCCGTCTGCGCCGCCGTATAGCACAGGATGGTGGCCGCCGCACACACCACATCATGCCCCGCCTCGGCCTGTCCCGCGTGGCCGGTCATCCGCAGCACATAGGTGTCGCCACACCGGGAAAATTCTACCCGTACCATGGCTTACACCGGCGCGGCACGGTCTGCCGCTTCCTTTCTGGCGTTGGCGGTCACGCTGCTCTCGCCGCCGCTGTTGCCGGTATCGGGAACGCTGCCCGGCATGGGCTGCTGTGTACCCTGCGCACCGCCCAGCAGCTGCATGGCGTAGTTGGTGCCCAGCTTCATATCCACCAGCTGGGCCATAGCCACCGCCTGCTGCTGTGCCATCATCAGACGCTGATACAGCGTCCCGTTGGTGCTGATGCGCTGCATGATCTGCTCCTTGCCGTCAAAGTCCATCATCTCCAGACACGCCAGCGCCTGGTCGGTCATCTGGGGATTGAAGAACCCCGCCCCGAAGAATTGCAGCGCCAGCTCGTTCTGGCTCAGCTTGCTGTAAGGACTGGCCTTTTCCGCCGTGATCTCAATGTCGAACACCGGCAGCCGGTAGCCCATATCCACGCCCATCTCCATGCCCTGATACACAGGCTTGATTCCGGCGTTGGTGTAGCTGACGAAATCCTCCCGACCGTTCTCGCCCAGAATACGGAACTGACGGGGCAGGTCATAGAACTGGCGGATCAGCTCCACCACCAGCTCCACTACCTCACGGAAGGCACGGTAGGCCGCCTTGTTGCCGTCCCGGCTCAGCTTGCTGCCCGCCTCCTGCATGGCCGCAATGGCGCTGGCCGCCGTCACGCCGGAGGTAGAGCCGCCGGTGGACACGTCCCGGTTGCCGGTGGTCTCCTTCAGCTCGTCCACCTTTCTGTCCAGCACGTTCAGATAGATGCTGTTGAGCACCTTGCCCACCACCGGCAGGATGCTGTCCTGCCCCAGATTGCCGTCGGTATGCACGAAATCCTTCGTCATGTCGGCATATTCCTGCTCATTCACAGAGCCGTCGGAGCGGACGAAGTACCGGGGCTTGGCATTGGACAGCATATTCTGCATCACCGCCTGATCCCCGCGGTCGATGTACTCCTGGGCACCCTTGCCAATGTCGATATAGCCAAAACCGCAGGGCGTCCCCTTCACACGGAACATGGGGTCGAACACGAAGGGATATTTCCCGTGGTCATACCAGCCCTCGCCGTTCTCGTTCTCCGTGGCGTACAGCACCGTATCCCCCACGAATTTGCAGTAGTGCAGCACCGTCTTGCCGCCAGTCTTTTTCTTGTAATACCAGTCCACCACCACGCTTTTCTCCGTGGTGTCCACAGTGTCGTCGTACACATACTTGCTGATATCCAGCCCGTTGCCGCCCAGCTTGCCCGACAGCTCAGGGTACGCCTGCTCCAAAGCGGCGTTGTCCTCCAGCTTCACATGGAACACGTTGGCGCTGTTCTGGATCTTGGTGACACCCGGCTCCCAGAAGAGATTCAGAATGTCCACCGGCTCCACGGCAATGTCGCCCAGCCCACCCAGCTTGCTGCCGTCCCAGAACACACCGTAGATGGCCGTGCCGCCGATGATCTTATCCCACCAGCCTTCGGAGTAGGTAGCCTCAAAGCCCGCCTGCTCCAGCACCACCGGCACGATGGCCGACAGCTGCCGCGCCTCCTTCACATCCCCCGGCTCACGGGGCAGAATGTTGGGGGCGGGGAAGTTGTCCATGGCGTCGGCGTGCTTGTTGGCGATAGAGTTCAGCAGCCACGCGCTCACAGGCTCCACCTGCTGCTTTTTGCTGCCCTGCCGCAGACACTCCCAGTGCCGCAGCCGATACCACTCCTCATTGTCGATCACCCGCTGCTCCAGATTGGCCTTACCCTGCTTGTACTTCCGCAGGGTCTGAGCCGCTTCCCGCAGCTGCTCCACACCAATGCCGATCCGCACCGGCGTGTTTTCCGTTGTCATGACTTCTTTTTCTTCCATCATTCGATCTCCTCGACCTGCATCGGTATGAACTCCGGCGCGCTCAGTACATCCTCCTTGGGAATGTCCAGCGCCGTATACATGGGATTGTCCAGATAGGGGTCGCGCTTGGGCGCCAGCCTTGGCTTGATAGGCCGCGCCATGCACATGTACCGGGTCTCATCGGCAATGTGATCCTCGCCGTCGGTGTCCACGTCCTCCACGGCGTGTTCGTCATATTGCAGCCCCGGCAGCGTCCGGATGAACGCCTTGCAGCCACGGAACACATACATCATGGCCTTGCCCGCCTCATCAAAGGCCAGCCGGTAATGCACCTGCATCCACCCCGGCAGCCGCTTGTTGTCGGCCTTGGCGAAGTACACCCTGTGCCGCGCCGCCGTCTCGGCGATGCTCTCGCCGCTCTCGGCGTCCCAGATGGCCGGGTCGGCCACACCCTGTATCTGCTTGCCCTTCAGCCACCGGTGTTCCGTCTCCACCCGATGGATCTCCGCAAACACCTTGTCCGGTGTCCACTTCACGCCGGTATTCGCTTCTCTGGTGCAGCCGTACAGCTCCAGAATGCGGTACAGCGTCCCGTCGTAGTCCACGGCCCACCACCCGCAGGAGAAGGGCCGTGCATAGCCCCAGTCGAAGCTCCGGTAGATGGTCCACTCTGGCGGCACCTCGAAGGGATCTATCACATGGGTAAAGCGGCGGTCGGCGTAGTGGTCAGGATCGTCGGCGAACTCCTCAAAGAACTGTCCCTCGAATACGTTCCAGTCGCCCTCCAGCCACGCCTTACGCAGCTTCTCCGGCAGGGCCTCCAGCTGCTGGATATAGTCCGGCTGTGCCGCCATCAGCGCCTTGTTGTCGGTGACACGGCTCTGGATGAACACATAGTCCTCCGGCCTTTCACCGCTCTCAAACCGCCGGTCGATGAACAGCCGCTTGATGTACTGGTGTCCCTGCCCTCCGGGGTTGCAGGTGTAGTACACCCGCTTGGGAAAATCGTTGACGCCGCGCAGACAGGCGGTGATGGTTTTCATCTGGTACTCGGAGAGTTGCGTCGCCTCGTCCAGAAAGATCACGTCATACTCCGTGCCTTGCAGCCGGTCAAGGTCGCCGTCCTTGGCGCAGTAGGCGAAATTGATGGTGCTGCCGTTAGAAAAGGCCAGTATCTTGTCCTTGTCGTTATACCGTGCCACCCCCAGCAGCTCCGTCCGTAGCTGCCGGATGTGGTTATTCATCAGTTCGGGGTAGGTGCGCCGCACGATCAGCAGCTTGATACCGGGATACCGCGCCGCCAGCAGCTTGGCCTTGGTGCGCACGGCCCAGCTCTTGCCGCCGCCACGGGCACCGCCGAAGCCGATATGCTTTGCTCTGGCCCGCAGAAATACCGCCTGCCGCTCGTTGGGCCGCTGTATCACAAGCTGTCTCATTGGCTGAACTCCTCCAGTTCCGCATCCATGGTCAGCTGGGCGGCATTGCTGTCCGCAGCGTCCTTGACCGCCGTCCACTTGTCGATCAGCGTACCCAGCGCCGTGGTGATCTGGGCAGGCGTGGCCTCTGCCAGCTTGTCGGGGTCGTTCAGCGCTGCCAGCCCCTTTCCGATGATCTCACACACCGTTTTCCGCTGGCTCTCCATGTAGGCCAGAATGTCCGTTGTGTTCTCCATTTTTTTCTGAATGCACAGTTCTGCAATGTCTGCATTTTCCTGCACAAGTTTCTTCACCGTGTTCAGGGAGCAGCCGTTGATCTTCGCCGTAGCGTTGTAGCTGCCAAGCTGCACATAGTCGGCCAGTATTTTCTTTTTCTGCCGGTCTGTCAGCCTTGCCGCCACAGTACACCACCCCTCCATACAAAATCCTGTTTTGACGCGCCCGTCTCCCACCGCTGACGTTTGCCGTCGGCGCGTCCTACCCTCGCGGCGTTTTCCCGCGCACACCATCTGCCATATGGCAGCTTTGTCCCGCCCTACAGCGGTCAGGCGCTTTTTACGGCAGCGCCTGTGCCGTCCTGTATACCATGTTACCAAACCCCGAACAGCAATTTCTATCCCACCACTTTCACGCAAAAAAAGAGGGGCGATTGCCCCTCTTTTCATGTCATGATCTCCTCCGGCCGGAATGCTTCCCGCACCACACCGAACGGCAGCTGTGTCTCCACCACGGCATAGCGGCCCTTGGGGTGGACGTATACCACCGTCCCCACCCGCACCTTATGCCGCGGCCCGTCTGAGCTGCCATAGGGTTCTGCGGGCAGCGTCATGAATCTGGCCCGCACCCTGTCTCCTTTTTTCATGTGTCCTCCTCCCGATACTTCGCGTCCAGCGCGGCGCATATCTCGCAGCGCCAGTAATCCCCGCAGCAGAACAGCTCCATCTGCAAGGCGTAGTCCTGCCGCTTCTGGTAAAAGGTCTGGTTCTGCCCGCCGGGGGTCAGCCCCTCGCACACGATCCTGTCTCTGCCGTTGTCCGTCACATAGTAGGGGCACACCACATATACCTGCCGATAGCTCCCGCTTGCCATGCGCCCCACCTGCCTTTCCTGTTTCGCCCCACGGCCTGTCTACAGATCCATCTTCTCCGCCAGATTAAACCGCAGCGCGGTCACGATCTCATCTCTTGTCATATGCTTTCTCCTTTCTCCAACCCATCCAGCGCCGCCGCCAGTGCATCCGCATGCTCCAGCGTCCGCTCCAGCCGGTAAGTGTTCAGGGCGCTCTCCGTTTCCTTATAGCGCCGTGCGGCATTATCCCAGCACTTCCGCTGGAACTGATACGCACCCTCGGCCCCATCCAGTGCCGCCATCAGCTGCTTCTTCATGGCGCTGGCGTCGTCGCGGGAGAACACGCGGGACTTAAAGCCCCAGTACAGGGCACGCAGGGCGATGTACTCCGTCACTTCCCGCCACGTCAGCCCCGTGGGCATCGGCTCCCCCTGCATGGCGGCTCGTTCCACTCTGGATACCTCCGCCATCACCGCGCCTCCTTCGGAAGCGACAGATACCAGCACAGTTCCGCCACCGCCGCGTCATACCCGTGGCATACGGTGGCGCGGTAGCCCTGATGCGTCAGTTCCGTCACCCACCAGCGTTGGGCGTCCGACGCCCTGCCGCTGGGTGTTTTCATCTCGATGTACAGGCCGTAGTAGCCATTCCGCGCCACCGGCAGACACAGGTCGGGGACGCCCTTCTTCACGCCCATGGCCTTGTCGGCGGCCACCTCCGCCGCGCCGCCGGTGGTCTCATTCTTTATGTGGTGCAGCAGTGCCAGCTCCGGCCACCGCTCCCGTATCGAGGGCTGCCGCGCCCACTTCATAACCGCCTGCTGGTGCTGTCTCTCTGATGCCATCGTTACCTTCTCCCTCCGTTCATCAGCCTGTTCAATATCTGGCTGGCCTGCCCTTTCGTCAGGCCCTCCGTGTCAAAGCCCTTGCAGCGCCGTCGGATCATGGTCAGCTGCTTGTCCGTGGCGGGATTCTTCCCCCAGCGCTTCACCTCCTGCGTGTCCCAAATGTAAGCCTGTTCCTTTCGGCGGTTACAAAGCCATACATAGCAGCTGTCCAGCGCACTCTGCATGGGCCGCTTGTCCGACGTCATATCCCCCAGCGTGATACGGGTCATGCCCAGCTCATCCTGGGGCGACAGCACCAACCGCTCATGTCCCAGCAGCGACAGCACCATCGACCCGTCCGGCAGCTTGAACCAGTTCACGTCATGGGTCTGGTACTTCTGCTCCTTGGCCCACAGGTCTACGATCTCCACGTTCCGGATCCAGCTCTCTGGGCAGTCCGAAGCCGCCACCGCCTTCATGGGCAGCTCAAACAGCAGCCCCTCCAGCTCGTTCTGCTTCTTCTTCGGCACGTTGGTCATGTCAATGCCCAGCAGAGACGGAGCCGTGCAGATGGACGCCCGCCCCGTAATGCCCACGCAGTCGATCAGCGTCAGCCGCTCCTTGCCGGGATAGAGCCGCAAGCCCCGCCCCACCATCTGGCTATACAGGCTGTCAGACTGGGTAGGCCGCGCAATAATGACCGTCTCCACCCGTGGAATATCCGTCCCTTCGGTGAACACCATGCAGTTGACGATGCAGGGAATTTCTCCCGCCGTGAACCGCTCGATGATGGCGGCTCTGTCCTTTGTCTCGCCTGTCACCACCACAGCGCCGGGTATCTTCGCCGCGATCTCGTTGGCATGGTTCACGCTGACGGCGAAGATCAGCGTGGCGCCCTTGGCGTATTTTTCGTAAGCCTCGGCAATGGCGTCCGCCGTGCCCTCCATGGCTTCGTCCAGCTCTCCCGGCGCGTAGTCTCCGGCGCGGGTGTGTACGGCGCTCAGATCATAACCGATATCCACCCGCATGCAGTAGATGTCGCACAGATAGCCGTTCTGGATGCCAAACCGCAGGTCACGGGCAAAGATGATATCTGAGAACACCGTGTCCAGCCGCACCTTGTCGCCCCGGTTGGGGGTGGCGGTAAAGCCCAGTGTCAGCCGTGGCTTGAAGTAGTCCAGTATTTTCCGGTAGGTGTTGGCCGCCGCGTGGTGGGCTTCGTCCACGATGATGGTGTCAAAGGCGTCCGGCGAAAACTGTTCCAGCCGCCGCACCATCGTCTGTACGCTGGCGCTCACCACCTCCTCGCCGTGGCTGTGCTCTCCCGCCCGCTCCACGCCGTAGCTGCAATCGTAGTATTTCATCGGCTGCCGCACCAGCTCCTCCCGGTGGGAAAGGATCAGGTTGCGGCCCTGCCGTGGAATGTTGGCAAACGTCACCGTCTTGCCCAGCCCCGTGGCCATCTGGCACAGATACGACCCCGGCGGCTGCGCTTCTATGGTCTTGATGCACTCGCGCTGATAATCGCGCAGTTCCATATCACGCCTCCTATTTATATATGTGTGGCTGTGGGGTGCTGTGGGGAACATATCCCCACGCTCAAACCGTTGGTAGCAAGGGCTTTGCGGCTATCGTGGGGGTGTGGGGCTACAATTTGCAATTTTTTATTTGCTTTCGTGTGTATTGTATATATTCACCAAATATACATACCGTACATACACACAGCCCCTTATAGGGTGTGTATGTATCCCCCACATCCCCACGCCTTTCAAAAACAGCCCGCAAACCGTTGGTAGCAAAGGCTTTGCGGGTGTGGGGGCATATCCCCACGCTGCCCCACATTTACAGTGGTAATTCGTCTATTTCTTCCGATTCTACCTCAATATCAGGCAAAATCAGGCAAAAGCACTCCGTCGGCACGCCGTTGATCCGGCGGGCCTTGGTGTTATTCTTGGCTCTTGTCTCGATCAGGCACTTCTGCTTCAGCCATGATACCGTCGCGCCCACGGAGTAGCCCGCGTCCTGCAAGACCCGTTCAAACACCGACCGGATGATATAGGCCCGATACCCCTCCAGCGCACCCAGCACGTCCATAGTCTCCGACTTGCCGATCAGCTTGTTGGAGTTCTGCGTCACCCAGTCGCACAGGTACTTATAGGCCCGTTCACCGGCGGACACCGCCGCCTTTGACGCCAGAAACTCCGATATCTGCTCCACGGTGATGGGCTGCTCCGCCCCGTCGAAGATCCAGCGGCAGGCCAACTCATCCCCCAGCACCAC